CTCAAAGAAATTCGTGCCGCACTAGTTGTAACACGAAGAGGGAAAATGACTAACCAGCTTACCTTCAGCAGCAAAGATGGTCTGGACAAATGGTTCCTAAATTTTAGACAGAATTTTGGACTGTCAGGAACCTTTACCAACTCAGCCTCCATATGTGGTGGGCCAGCAGACCTTTCTACATACCTCACCTTGAACCCCAAAACTGACAGAGAAAAAGACGCCTACTACTCTCAGGCCATGATTGATGCTGTGAAAAAATGTGCACCACTCTACGAGTGCGCATGGAACAGCTGCACTGGCATGGTGGAAAGAGGTCTGAAGTGGTTTAAGGACAATGCTGCCATAACCCTTGAACTTGACAACATTTATGCCAATGTCAGAAAGAAGGAACCCAACCTTTCTGAGCTGAATGCCTATCAAAACTTTGCCATCAAATGGAGGGAGGATACTAAGTATGCCATCAACGACCTCACCTCAGTTGCTGGAGGAGAAGTGCTGACACAGTACGCAGTCTCTAGCAACATAATCCTGGACGTCCAGACAATGCTTAAAGACATGATCAAGAGAAGAAACCTGGTTCTCGGCTCAGCTCCAACCAGAAGCAATGTGCAACCGGAGCACATCATCTTTGTTGATGCCTGGATCAATGGACAGACTCATGTAGCTGCACTACCACCATGGGGAAGCATGGACAAAAAAAACTCTGCCAACCATACTCTGCTAGCAACAGGACTCTGCAAGCTCATGCAGACAAAAGATGAGCGTGCAATACAAAAAGCCCAAATGCGGGTTGTTGAACTGGAGGAAATGCTACAAGACCCCGACAAACACGGCTTGGACAAGGACACAGCATATGTCCATCTTCTGCAGATTAAAGCCTCCATCGATGAAGCAAGGACCATGGGGGTTGACAAGGCAGCAATGATGTCACAGGCTGCAAACATGGACGTGCCTTTCAGCTCGTACTACTGGATGTACAAGGCAGGTGTGACAAGTGAGACCTTCCCATCCTTGTCTCAATTCTTGTTCGAAATGGGAACACAAGCCAGAGGGAAGGAGAAGATGTTCAAGGTTTTGAACAACATGCCCTTCAAGTGGGGTAAAGGCGTTATAAAGCTGTTTGCAGACAACACCTTTGAAGGCAACAGACTGTACCTCCATCCTCTTGTTCTGACATCAGGACGCTTGTCAGACATGGGTGCATGCTTCGGAGCCTTCCCAGTGGCATATCCTGGCAGAGTCCTCGAAGGGTCAGGACACCCAAGATACATATTGAATCTTAAGACTACTGACCAGAATCCTTGTGCAGAAACCATCGTCAAGCTCTTCCAGATCAACAAAACTTACTACCCTAACTATGAGGCACAAGAGGTGATCCCTTCCGAGCATCTGCTTCACCAATCATTCATTGGGAAAAAGGGCCCTTTCCTGAACGTCTCAAAGGTCAAGGGAACGGCCACAAACGTCCAGATCATTTCAGGCTAAGAAAAAGCTGCTTCTCCTACTTCCTTACTGTAATCACTAACTCCTTAAAACTTGTAATCATTAAATTCCTTTTCAATACTAACCTTTCTTTTATTCACTCTTTAAACTTTAAAGGCGTGCGGCAACGG